CTGAACCACATTATCTGGGCGAAGCCGTCCGGACGCTGGAACGGATGCAACAAGGAAAGCCTGCGGGCGTATTTCCCGGCAACAGAACGCATTCTGTTTGCGGAACATTATCAGGGGCCATACCAGCCCAAAAATGACGGCTATGCGGCAAAGGGGCGCGAGCTAAAACAGCACGTCATGGCCCCGCTGATTTCTTACTTTCGTGATGCGCGTGAATCACTGGGGGTAACATCGAAACAGATAGCGGAAGCCACCGGAAAGAAAAACATGGCGTCACATTGGTTTGGTACCAGTCAGTGGCAGTTGCCGAACGAGGGTGATTACAGAAAACTGCAGGTGTTATTTGCACGTGTAGCGGCAGAAAAGCATCAGCGCGGAGAACTGGAAAAACCACATCACCAGCTGGTCAGCGCATACAGTGAACTGAACCGGCAATATGCCAGTCTGCTGGATGAATACAAATCACTGCGGCGTTATTTTTCCGTATCAGCTGCAGTGCCGTATACGGATGTCTGGACGCACAAGCCCGTGCAGTATTATCCGGGCAAACATCCCTGCGAAAAACCGGCGGATATGTTGCGGCAGATAATAGAGGCCAGCAGTCACCCTGGTGATTTGGTTGCGGATTTCTTTATGGGATCCGGGTCAACAATAAAAGCGGCGATGGCGCTGGGGCGTCGGGTAATCGGCGTTGAGCTTGAAACTGAACGGTTTGAACAGACAGTCGGTGAAATTTCGGCAATGTGCAATTAAACCCGCCTCCATGCGGGTTGTGGTTTTATGGGGTTTCAAAACTTGATTTTGATTGTTTTGAATCTAGGCGGCATGGTAATGAGATGATGCCTCGCCACCCAGGGTATGCTTTCTTAAAATCAGAAATTGCTTGCGGTTTTATTTTCCCTTGCTGGATTTTTTGAAAGTCATCGAAATACAACCCGTATTTTCCACATTTCGGACAGTGAACCCTGACACCATCGGTCATGCCAAAAACACCATCGTTGTATTCAGTATCAAATTTTAAATTTGTCAGGTCTCTGAAACGCCCGCGCTCCACTTTGGCGTGAGCGTAACATGCTGGACATTGCTGATTCATCTGAAAACCTCTATGAAGAATCGTTACTAATCATTGAAAGCGTCCGGACTTATGACGCCATGTATAACGTAATATTTTTACCAGAAAAAACAACTCGTTAAATCTTTCATATCCGCGCCGCGCCCGGCGCACATCAAAAAACCACAGAGCCTTTCAGGGGTGAGCTTACGGGATGGTCAGTGTGACTTTCTCTGTGGGCTGGTCACCCCCGGGCGCAGGCTCACCCACTAAAAGGAAAAGTCACTATGTTTGGTATTTTCAAAAAGAAAACCCGCAAGGCCATTACTGAAGTGAAGAAGATGGAGAACCGCGACGCAGTGGAGGCGACTGTCTGGGGCGCGTATTCCATTGCATTCGCTGACGGTACCTGTGATGCGAAAGAAATCGCGGTACTGGAGAAAACCATTGCAGCACTCCCTGCCTTTGCGCCGTTCTCCGGTGAGATTGCACAAATGAGTGCAAATATCCGCGCCCGTTATGAAGCGTCGCCGCGCTCTGCCAATGCTGAAGCCCTTCGTCAGCTGGCTGACGTGGCAGGTACTGATGACGCGGTGAATGTGCTGTGCTTGTGTCTTGATATCGCTGACCAGGATGGCATTGGTCCGGATGAAGAAGCACAACTCAAGAAAATTGCTCAGGCACTGCAGTTGCCGCTGGAGCAGTACCTGTGAAAAGTGCGCGCCTTGTGCTGGCTGCCATCCTGCTGTTTCTGGTAGTGGCGGTGGATTTCACCGGACGACTGATGTCGGTGCTGGCAGATGGTGTGCTGGTGGCGATGGCGCTGGTCGTGCTCCGGCCTTTACTGCGTAAATCTGAATAACACCACACAAAAGGCATCTGCGGGTGCCTTTGACGGGGTGTTTTTATGGGCCGCTGGTGGCCCTTTTTTATTTACAGGAGAAAAAAGTATGTCTGAACCCTTATCCGGTTCCGGCACGGCTGCGGCGCTCGGCGGGGCGACGGTATTCGGGCTGTTTACCGGAACGGATTTCGGGATTGTGTTTGGTGCGTTCGCCGGGGCGTTATTTGTGGCAACGATGCCGCAGGCGCTTTCAGCCTGGCGTGTGGCGGCGCATTTTCTGGTGTCGTTCATTATCGGCGTGCTGGGGGCAGAGGTTCTGGCATCCTGGCTGGTAAAGCATACAGAGTTTGACGGTGCACCTGTCGACGCATTGTGTGCAGTACTGGTGTCTGTATTGTCGGTAAAAGTGCTGTCCTTTGTGCACAGGCAGGACGTTATATCACTGATGTCCTGTCTGCTCTCCCGCCTGAAGAGTGGTGGAGGCGACAATGTTAAGTAACCTTCCCGGATTACTGAATGTGGCGTTATGCACGGTTATCGTGCTGACGCTCTTTTTTTATCGTCGCCGTGATTCCAGACATAAACCGCTGATGTCATGGCTGGCCTGGCTGCTGATGTTGCTTTATGGCTTTGTTCCACTCAGCTATCTGTGTGGTCGCCCGTTAGAAACAGACTGGTTCCAGGTGTTTTTTAACCTGCTGTTCTGCGTGCTGGTGATACGCGCACGCGGGAACGTCACAAAAATCTTTCCATTGTTGAGGTGAATATGTCGGGTAAATTCAGATTTAGTCGTCGCAGCGAAAAGAATCTGGAGGGCGTTAAACCACAGCTGGTTGCTGTCGTTCGCCGTGCGCTGGAGCTGACGGAGGTTGATTTCGGTATTACGGAAGGGCTGCGCACGAAAGAACGCCAGAAACAGCTGGTCGCGGAAGGGAAAAGCCAGACCATGAACAGCCGCCACCTGACCGGTGATGCGGTGGATGTTGTTGCCTGGGTTGGCAGCCAGGTGTCATGGGACTGGCCTCTGTACGAGAAAATCGCGCAGGCATTTAAGCAGGCTGCCGCAGAGCTGGGAACTGCCATCGAATGGGGCGGGGACTGGAAAACACTGAAAGACGGGCCTCACTTTCAGTTGAAACGCTGATAACCAGGTGTGTTATGAGCAGAAAACACTGGACACACAGAATGCCGCGAACGGCGGCGAAATGGGCACTGGTAGTGATACTGGTGCCTTTTTTATTGGTGGGATGCGTTAGCCTGGATAAGGCGCGCCAGCTTTTCGATACGGCTTCTCAGGTCTGTGAAATTGTCGACGGTGTTCGGCAGTGTCTGCAGAACTGATCGCTGACACTCCGCATCTATATTTAAGAGGGTAGATTAATGGAGAAGAAAAATAATCTAAATAAAAAAGCTGCTGCATCAGCAAATGTAGCAGTTGGCACTCGACTTAATTCAGAATGCTTCGAGAAGATAAATTCTGAATTGTTGGCGCTGTTTGATAAGACGTGAAATTGCCGGAAGGCGCAGTCGTTACTGAGTAACAGGCATTACAGCAGCCCTTCACACAGCGATGGGCTGCGATAATGCTTTAGTTGTCTTTCATAAATCCTTTAATGGCCCATCCCACAAGCCTGATGATGCTGTATACCAACAAGGCAGATATCAGGGAAACAAGGATATCAAACAGTGAAAACCCCCGGGTCTCTGTTGATAAAAGGCCGAAAATGAACACCAGAATAGCTAACAGAATTCCTACCCGGTGAAAGCCTTTAGAAATCGTGTTTTTCATTTGTCCTCCGTATTGTTTTTTTAAAGGGTGGGAATTTTAACATCAGATGAGTGAAGTTCTATGCCGTCACGAATCCCCCGCGCATGCCGTAAGCGAGGCTGCGCAGGCACAACAACAGACAGCTCTGGCTACTGCGATAAACATCGGGGTGAAGGCTGGGTGCAGCACCAGCGCGGACTGAGCCGCCACCAGCGTGGCTATGGCTCAAAATGGACGGTGATTCGCGCCCGTATACTGAAGCGCGATAAAGGTCTGTGTCAGTTGTGTCTGCGTGTTGGTGTGGTGAGCGAGGCGAAAACTGTCGACCACATCATCCCGAAAGCGCATGGCGGAACAGACGCAGACAGCAACCTGCAGAGTCTGTGCTGGCCCTGCCATAAAGCGAAAACAGCGCGCGAACGAATCAGGTGATAATTATTCTCACTTGTGGGGAGGGGCGGGTCAAATCCCTGCAACCCTGGCTGTCCGGGACCGCCCGCCCCGTCAAATTTTTACACCCGCGAAATTAAAAATTTCAGGATTTGACATGTCAGGAAAATCTGTTGCGCCCGGAAGAGGGAGAAAGCCGAAGCCGACCACCCGTAAGGAGCTGGCAGGCAATCCCGGCAAGCGGGCATTAAATAAGTTTGAGCCAAAATTCACGCCGATCACCCATGCTGACCCTCCCGAGTGGTTTGATGAAACCGCTCGCCATATGTGGGATACCATTATTCGTGAGCTCTGTGCCCAGCGAGTTCTTTATGTTACTGATTTGCATAATGTCGTTGCATTCTGCACTGCTTTTCGCAACTGGCATGAGTCGCAGCAGGAGGTTATGCGCGTTGGGATTACGGTAGAGAGTGAGGCGGGGCCAAAGAAAAACCCGGCACTCACGGCGGCAAATGAGGCCGCCAGACAAATGGTGACATTCGGTAGTTTATTAGGGCTCGATCCTGCCAGTCGGCAGCGGCTTATGACGCCGAAGCAGGGGAGCGATAATCCATTTAAAAACCTATGACACGAAAAAATTACGTGAACGTTAACGCCGCAAATCAGTATGCACGTGACGTGGTTCGCGGAAAAATTCAGGTTTGCCGTTATGTCGTTCTGGCCTGCCAGCGTCACCTTGATGACCTGGAAAACTCAGCTAAAAAAAACTATCCGTTTAAATTTGATAAGGATAAAGCTGAGCGTGTGGCGAAATTTATCCAGCTTTTGCCACACACCAAAGGGGAGTGGGCATTTAAACGGATGCCCATTACGCTTGAACCCTGGCAGTTGTTCTGTATTTGTGTTGTGTTTGGGTGGGTGAGAAAAAAGAGCGGCCTGCGTCGATTTCGCGAGGCTTACAACGAAATACCCCGTAAAAACGGGAAATCAGCAATGTCTGCTGGCGTTGGTCTGTATATGTTTGCCTGCGATGATGAATTTGGCGCTGAAGTGTATTCCGGGGCCACAACAGAGAAACAGGCGTGGGAAGTTTTTCGTCCAGCCAGACTGATGGCGCAACGCACGGAACCATTGCGTGAAGCATTTGGTATTGAAGTACATGCTCAAAGCATGAGCCGTCCGGAGGACGGTGCCCGTTTTGAACCGTTGATTGGAGATCCCGGAGACGGCGCGTCGCCGAGTTGCGCCCTCATTGATGAATATCACGAGCATCAGACCGATGCGCTTTACCAGACGATGCAAACTGGGATGGGGGCACGTCGTCAGCCGCTGATTTTTGGTATCACCACTGCGGGCTATAACATTGAAGGACCATGCTACGACAAACGTCGTGAAGTGATCGAAATGCTTGAAGGGATTGTGCCCAATGATGAACTGTTCGGGATTATTTATACCATTGACGACGGGGATGACTGGACAGATCCGGCGGTATTGCGTAAAGCGAACCCCAATATGGGGATTTCTGTCTACAGCGATTACCTGTTATCTCAACAGCGCGCGGCAATTAACAACCCACGAAAAGTGGGCGTATTCAAAACGAAACATCTGAATATCTGGGTGGCAGCAAAAGACGCCTTCTTCAATCTTGTGAACTGGCAGAAATGTGAAGACAGGAGTCTGACGCTGGAGCGTTTTGAGGGGCATACCTGCATCCTGGCGTTTGACCTTGCGCGAAAGCTGGATTTGAACGCGATGGTACGGCTTTTTACCCGAGAGATTGACGGTAAAACGCATTATTATTGTGTCGCACCCAAGTTTTTTGTTCCCTACGACACAATCTACAGCGCTGATGTGACAGACAGTCGCACAGCAGAACGTTATCAGAAGTGGGTTGAAGGGGGATTTATTACCGTTACCGATGGCGCGGAAATTGATTACCGGGAGATCCTTGAGTCTGCGAAAGAAGCAAATCGCTTAAACGCAGTGGAGGAGTCACCTATAGATCCCCACGGAGCCACAAACCTTTCTCACCACCTTGCTGATGAAAACTTAAACCCTATTACCATCATTCAGAACTACACCAATATGTCGGATCCCATGAAGGAACTTGAGGCGGCTATTGAGGCCGGGCGTTTTCATCATGATGGTAATCCTGTGATGACATGGTGTATCAGCAACGTGATTGGAAAGCACATTCCCGGCGACGATGATGTTGTTCGTCCGATCAAACAAGGCAACGAAAACAAAATCGATGGTGCTGTGGCGCTGATTATGGCGATTGGTCGTTGCATGCTATTTGAGAAAGAAGACACGCTGTCTGACCACATTGAGTCCTACGGGATCCGTTCGCTTTAACTGAGGTAATTATGATCATGCTGATTCTCGCGCCTCTGGTGGGCGTGCTGGGTGTGCTTTTGCTGGCGTATGGTGCCTGGCTGATTTATCCCCCGGCTGGTTTTGTTGTTGCCGGGGCGCTGTGCCTGTTCTGGTCGTGGCTGGTGGCACGATATCTCGACCGTACACGGCAGTCTGTCGGCGGAGGTAAATAGTGTTCTTTTCGGGGTTATTTCAACGAAAAAGTGACGCACCAGTGACCACGCCAGCAGAGCTGGCGGAGGCTATCGGGCTGTCATACGACACCTATACCGGAAAGCGGATCAGCAGCCAGCGGGCCATGCGACTGACGGCGGTCTATTCCTGCGTCAGGGTGCTGGCTGAGTCTGTTGGTATGCTGCCCTGCAGTCTCTACAAAATCAGCGGCACCCTTAA